AATTCAGTTATACATTGGAGTATTACTTCTTGATTATTATAACTTTTAAAAGCTGTGATTTCAAAATCTAATCCAAAATTAATTACAAATGCATCTTTAATATTAATAGCATCTGTTAACATTCTATATTGTTCTAAATACGTCGCTAAATTTGTTTTAGTAGCTGTATTTAGTGTTGTTAGTTGTTTAGATGAATTATATCCTAAAGTGTATAAATTTAATGCTAATGGATTAGGTATACGTTCTGGTGATGTTAGTAATGGTGAAGATTGATCATCTTGTATTATGTAAGCTTTTGCTACTCTACCTAATTTAGGAGGTAGAGATAAAGTTCTTATTAAATAATCTTCTTTTGTTACTGCTCTTTGTTGTGCAGAAAAATTAGCCATTGTATTTAATCTAATATCTTCTACTGAATCACCTGCTCCCCCACCCTTTGCTGCTTCTTTATTTGTAGAAGCTACTGATGATTGAATAAATTTTAATATTGATGGATTCAAGTTGGGTTTATTGACGGGAAATAAAGTTTCAACTTTAGTGATTGTATTTGAATTTACATTGGCATTTAAACCTCCTCCTACTAAATATGTTACTGTTAATGTAGTATTGGCGGGTACTTGCCCATATGCCTTAGTATATAAAAAATTAGATGGATCATAAGCTTGGTCTAATGATGACCTTCCATCTTTAATCCCCAAACCTATATTGTCTGGGTTAGGGATAATTTCTTCATCTGCTTTATCACTTGTACCTGCTCCAAATTGTATTTCTAATTCATTATTAGCTTTAAATCTAGATACAAATCGTCTTGATGCTCTTTTTAATTTTAAAAGATAAGGTGTTTGTTGATTATATTGATTTAATTCAGGATCATTTGCACCTGTGTTTTCAATTTCTTCAAAAATTGTATCTTGTGCTAAATAAGGAACTTCAGACCAATTATTTCCTTCACTATCAACTACTGATTCAATTGATATAATACTTCCATCAAATAATGTTAGTGTTTTAAATTGTTCAGCTGAACCTACAGTAAATGTTTGGGTTTTTCTCTCACCTGAAATTGCCTGAGTAGATTTTTTAAGTAAGTAATATTCGGGGTCATTATTATCATTATATTGATATATACTTACATCTGTGGGGGAGAATGAACTTGAATAACTAAAATCAACTTGGTTACTTATGTAAAATATAGAACCTTCAGTAGATTTAAATGATGAATTTTCATCTATTTTTAATGCGTAATTAAAATCTGGTTTAAAATCATTATTTGGTAAAGAAGGAACTAATTGAAATATTTCTAAATCAACAGATGCAGCTGAGGTTGCTTTAGGTTTGTAACCCATAGCATAAGCTAAATTATACAGATTTTCCTTTTCTTGGGCTAAAGTTAAAAATGATTCACGTAATTGGGTGTCAGTGTAAAATGATAAAACGTCACCAACGTAAGCGGCCATTTCAAGAAACATCATTCCTGGATTACCTTCACTAAAATCATTAAAACTATTAGGAAAGTAAACTTCCGCAAATTCCATTAACTGATTTTTGTAAGAATTAAAATCCTTATTAAGATATTTTACATCTTTATCTTGTGTTTTATTTGATACTTTACTATATGCCATTATTCAAATGTTGTGGTTAGAGCATCTGTTGTTCCATCCAAATTAAATCTATATGATATTGTTAGATATACTTTATTTTCATCATTTATAGAACCTACTGAAACTGACATTAAAGTAATTTCAGGTATGTAAAAACCAATTTGAAAATTAATTTTTTCTTCTAATTTTTCTTTGTTAATATTTTGTTCAAATAATAATCTTTTTAACCCAACACCAAAATCAGGTTCGTTTACACGTTCACCTTGTTCAGTTAATAATAAATTAATTAAGTTACTTTTAACTTGTTCTTTAACTGTGGTTGTACCTTTAAATATATTAACATTATTAAGAGGAAAACGAACCCCTATAGTAACATCTTGATTAATGTCTAATGGGTTAATTCTTCTATTTTTATTAATAATTGCCATTAAGGTCTGCTATTTTTCTTTTTATCTATTGCTCTCATTAATTCACGATAATCTCTATTTACTACATTTGAAACTTCGGTGGGTATTGGGGCTTCTGGAGTTAATGTTGATTCAAGATTTGTACTTCCTTGAGCTGTTTCATTTAATAAATCATTTAAAGCTCCATTAGAGGTAAAACTTTGAGCGGGGGAATTACCCATAATTTTTTCTTTTAAAGAAGTTTGTACATTTTGTGGTACTGGTGTACGTTGTACTTGTTGTTCTATAATTGTAGGTTTTAATTCGTCACGTAAGTCTTCCTTAAGTGTTTTAATTTCACGTCGAAGAGCATAATCTATTTCTTCTCTTACGACTTTTCTAAATAAATTTTCAAAAGCGCTTGCCTTCATAATAATTGTGTTTGTTAATAAATATAATTAAATTAAGCTTTATAACGTCTATATCCTATTGTTTCAAAATTAGCGTTATAAATTTTTTCTATAATTTCTGTTTTTTCGTTTTGTTCTAATCCGTCTATGATTAAATCTAAATTAAGACTACCATCTGAATTAATAGGTGGGTCTGCTGGTAAATTACATTGGGCTAAATATCCTAAATATAATTGTTCTAAGATACTCATAAGTGATGATATAAAATTAATAATTTTTTGTAAAGCTGCAATAGCTGCATCTATAAGGAGGCCCGGAATAGAGGCGGCAGCTGTGATACTTAATACTGCTTTCGTAAAGGAGGTAATTGAAGCTTTAAAATTTTCAACTTTTGATTTAGCTTTATCTATTAAGTCTGATAGTTTTTTAATAGCAAAACCATTAGCTAATAATCCTGTGAAAAAATTTAAAGCTTTAGGTAATATTTTAACAATTATATCACATATTGATATTATTAATTCTAAAGCTATTAAAAGTTTACTTATTTTTTCCATCCATTCTGTGATTTTATCTAGTTTTGCTTTTAAAGCTTGTAATTTTTTTATTCCCTCTTCTAATTTACCTTTTATACCATTTACTTTATCTTTAAGATTATTAAAATTTTTATCTATAGCACCTGCGGTTTCAGTACTACAAACATTTGATTTAACTTGTGATGTGATTTCTTCTTGAGTGGGAAGTTGTTCTTTTACCTTAGAAATACCCTTGTCTTTTTCTTCCTTAAGCTTATTTTTTACATCAAAAATAGCTTTATCACTTTGGTTTAATAAATTTCTTATAGCTTCTACTGCCATTATACTATTTTTATACGTTTACTTTTTATATCTTTTATGTCAGTTTTTAATCTTTCAATTTGTTGGTATCTTAAAGATAACATAGATTCATTGTCAGGATGAGGTTTAGTTTTTCCTTCTTTACCTGCGGTGTATGCTACTTTATATTTAACATCATTCATTAATCCTTCTATCATATCTAATAATTCTATTAACCATTCTTCAGTTTTATCGCCTAATAAAGCAGAATCTATAGGATAATTTCCATTGTCTTGTAATCCTAAATAAATATTAGGAGCATTTACTATGAATTTATTTTCTTCATTATTTCCAGTGTCAAAATGAAAACTACCATTAGTACTAAATCCTATAGCTTTATTTGAAAATAAAAGGATAGAATCTTCCTTAGCATTAAATAAAATTCTGTCTGAATTTATTATTGCTTGTTTACCTTGATATATATTTGGTTGTTCGGGTATGTAACTCATTATGATAATACTTTAGATTGGTCTGCTGTTAAATTTCCTGCTGTTATCATATTAGAATAGGTTTCGTTACCTGCTTTGTTCCATTCTTTTAATTTAGAATTTGATGTTGCTAGTGTACGTTTCTTCTTATTTCCACTTTTCATATATGCTATATGGACCCAACTTCTTTCTCCATTTTCTGGATATTCCCAAATTACTTGATGCCAATCAGGTATACCACCCCCTACAATCCAATTAAATACTTCAGATGTTCTTACACCTGGTACTTTAATATCAATAGCTTGACCATATAGATGATTTGAATTATCGTCAGATCCTACAGCATCATTTAATAATTTAGTTCTATAAGCTGAATTTATTTCCATATTAGGATATTTTTCATATATTTTATCAACTACATTTTCAAATAAAGCTTTAAGATTATTAATTATAGTTTCTTTACTAGCATAACCATCTATACCAGGTAAATTATTACATCCGACACTTTTAAATAATTTTCCTCCTCTTTTTATGGCATCTATATAAACATCAACTTCAATTCGGGGACTTAATAATTCCCCATTCACTAACACATATTCTCCATCTTTAATACCAGTACGTGCTATTTCGGAAGTAAAGCATTTTTCTAAAGAAAAATATTTTCCTACTTTTTCTACATTATCTATAGGTCCCGTTGTGTCAGTTTCTACATTATTTGGATTCGATTTTTCTATTGATGTAGGGGTAATTATTTGGTCTTCTGTTTCGCCTTCTATTTCTTGTATAGAGAAATTTTCAGGATCTGTCATAAATAAATCAAAGGGTGATTGTTCTCCTTCTTCCTCTTCTATAACTGGGGGAGAGGATAAAATAGGGGGGTCTGAAGGAGGGGTAGAAATTGTAGGTGTTGTTTCTAGGGGATCTTCTACAGGTAATTCAGGTTCAACTATAATGTTTAATTGGGGATCAGTTAAAGTAGTTTCTAAGTCTTCAGGTAGTACTAATTTTGCTTGATATGATTGAAAATTAGTAGATGCTACTCTAAAATTAGATAGTTGTTGATTTGAAGTTAAGTATAAAGACGTTAAATCATCATTTATATTTTCTATTGTGTGTACCCATCCTTTATTATCTAAATCATTTGATTGGCCATTTCGTATAATAGTGATGGGATCTCCTGTATTACCTATATTACTCCAATTATTATTATTTTCATCTGGTATATCCTCCCCTATATTAGTAGATCCTAATCTTATAGAATTGCCAAATCTACCTTCTATAATATAATCCCCTTCATAAGGTAATAAGGGTTTAATATTTAATGCTTCACTAAAATATTTACCTAAATTAATGTCTGTACCCTCATCTGTAACTTTTCTTACTATACCTGCTTCAGTTTTTTCATAATCTTGTTCTGTTGGGGTATTTTTAAGTCCCTTAACTGAAGGTAGAGCATTATGATGTGGATGATTCCATATATTTAATGTAGAAAAATAATAAGCTGTTGAGGATCCTTTAGAATTATATATATCTTTATCTTTAGATGATATAATTAAAACAATTTCATTTTTTAAAGGGTAATGTTTTATATTAGAAGACATTGGTCGTGCAATATTAGCACTACTAACCTCTTCTAAAGGGGTATTATTTTCTAAAATAGTATAAAAAATAGTTCCTATAGAATCATACCCACCAAATTCAATAGCTTTTGGATGATTAATATCTAAAATTATATCAATAACTCTAACGGCAGTAAGTTTTTGTCCTGTGCCCTCAATAAGTTTTTTAATATTTTTTTTAAGAGTTGTTGACATCTTTTCCTTTTTCTGTTTCTTCTANAATATTTTGAAGTTGATTCATTTCTTCTTCAGTTAACATGTCTCCACCACCACCAGTTGCGTTACCTGTAGATAAACGTTGTACTATAGCTGCCATTTTTAGAAGATGGTCGTCGTTTTTAACACTGATTTCCATATATTCTTTAATTAATGGAACAACAACAGTGGCATCTCCTAAATTTTGGATAAGGGGCCTTAACTCAGCTATGAGTTGACCAATTTGTTTACCTTTTTTCTTTTGATTAACGTGAATCTCTTTAAGGAGATCAGAAAAGGTTTTATCGTCAAATATTACTTGATTTAATGAATCCATATTGTATTTTGTTATAAATATAGATTTTTTAAACTCTTACATATCCTGTTTTATCATACTCAGCGTATAATTCGTGGTATTTTTTCTTAAGTACTTTAGTTACTTTAGTAATTACGGGAGTGTCTACGTTTGTAATTTCACGAATGTAAATGTAAAGGGCCTTTTTATTAAAAATCTCTAAATTTTCTCTACGTTTAAATAAAATATTAACAGCATCACACACTTTTCTATCGTGGTCTTTTTTAAATAACCTAAACATATGTTTATCTATGTATGCTGTAAAATAATCTATAAAATCTTTCATGTCTTCTTTACGTTCAGGACGTCCAAGTTCGTGAATTACTTTATCATCTTCATCAGCTGCTAATACGTCTGCTTTAATTTTTTTCTTCTTATAATTTGTATTGTTATAAAGAATAAGATAATTTTTACCTACAATTGAAAAATAACTAAATGCTTTAGAACCTTTAGTTGGATCAAAATAATGAAGTTTTTCTAAAAGAAAACAAACAACTTCGTGTTTTAAATCTTCTAATGATTCAACTTCTGTGTAGTAAAATTTAAAGGTGTGAATAAGATTTTCAGCTAATTTATAAAACGAATAATTTATACGGTCGTTGAATATTTTATTTCGAGTTGCTTCATGATCGGAAGCTAAATACTCACCAATAGCTAATTCAGTGTCGTGGGTAAAATACATTCTAGTACTTTTTCTTCCACGTTTCTTCTTCGGAGTAGGAGAACCGACAGTTGTCGGTTCTTTTTTTTCTGTTTTACTCATTTTTATTTCATGCGAAATTCGTTTAAAGCTTCTTGAATTTTTTTAACTTCTTCAAAAAACCAACCTATTTCGTCATCTGCGTAAAATACCCCTTTATTATCTACTTCTTTTAATCGGGTATCGCAAGCTGCAATTGCTTCGCTTTGTTTGTTTATAAAATCCTCCATCGCTTCATTTTTCTTAATAAGATTTCTTATTGCAACAAAAGATGCAGAAATCGATAGAGTTAATAAAATTACTAA